GACACGCAAATATTTGAATTCGCGTGAGAAACTTTTCGGAACAATTAAAGAAGACCTCGGTCTACAGACCACAGTGGATATGTGGGGCGAAAAAGCCTTAAACCACCACGAACCTGCTTTCTTACGCAGAAGTTTTATACCAAATCCTACAGGTCCGGGTGTCATAGCGAAATTTGATTCAGAACGAGTTCTCAACAAGTGGTTAACGCCTCACGTTATAGTGCGGACGCCACAGGACTCTTTCGACCGCTCACTAGGCTATCTTATGCTAAGTGGCGGTGATCAGCAACTATTCGACACCATCCACAACTATATGGACCATTTAAAATCAACAGAGGATATTAGAGTTCCCAGCCTATACACTAATATGGATAGAAATAATTTAATTATTAATTATTACAGACCCCATGGGAAAATCGACCCACGGGCTAGAGAGTATGTCGACTACGAGACGTTCACCCATGTTTCACACCAGGGTGGATTCCCTCTCGCCATCGCTATACCATCAGGGGAAGGGAAAACAACCCTTAAAGCAAAACACCCCAAGTTATTTGCTGATCACGACGATTTCATCATGGGTAAGAACAAAGTTACCCAGACGAAATTGATCGATGAAGCTAAATCAACTGGCGATTGGACCAAAGTCAACGCCTTTAACCGTTCCGTAGTGCCCAAGAACTTGAACAAAGTTCTACTAACATGGAGTCCAAGCACCACCCCAGATGGATTTTTATTCAGCGGGGCGTTCATGTTAGACAAAGCAACAGCCGAACGTGAAAATTTAGCAAACCGATCGCACTTAGCGAACCGAAAGCGATTAGATACATACTTCTACCCGAATTTTCATAGTCGAGACCAAGATATATTGGCCATGGTACCTGACACTCTTTTCCATAGACGCCACAACCCATTCGTTGCCACCAATAAGTTTTATCTGGATCCAACACTTCCACGATCTGAGGAACGCAAATTTAAAGTCCTTCCACAGCATCCAGAACTCCCAGAGAACAGATTGAGAGCATACGGGATGGGCCCCTTAAACAGCCGAAGTAGACGTCGCAGCCATAGATCCAATGCAAACATCATTGCAGAGATTCTTAAGCACGACCCACCAACAATCAATCGTTTCGATGAATTCAGAACTTTTGGCGACATCATCAGAACAGTGGAATCAGGCGCTGAACCAGCAAGTTACGTAATAGCTGACGTCCTGAAATCCAAGTTGAGGATCCCTTATTCACAAGCGGAGATCATACTCAACAAACTAGATGCCCCCCAAGTTATACGGAAAACCAGTCCGTATTATCGAACGTTTTTAGAACAAGTCTTAGAAGTCGTCAAACCTGACCCCAAGACTGATCTAACACGACACGGTGACGTGGAAAAGAATCCTGGCCCCATCTACGGATCGATCCACAGGCTACTCAAGAAGGAGTTTCAAGCACACACTAGATTATTCAACCCTTATCATAGTGTGCCATCGAGTAATTCACACTCGTCAAACTCCCGAAAGAGCAGACAAAACACAGGCTGTAATAGACCTAGGCGTAGGCCTAGAAATAGAAATACAATAGATCCAACCGACATAATAACTAATTCTCGGACGTTGAAAGAGACTCGCCTGTTGCAATCCCACCTGTTTGAAACAGATCCCAACGGCAACTACGTTTGGAAAGTTGGACCACCACCTCCTATGGTGGTCATCCACAGCTGGACTAGTCTTCCGAGACGTGTCAAGTCGTGGATTTTCAACAAGAAGATAACAATAGAAGACATCACAAAGAAAATCTTCCAACGACCCAAAATAGAATTCGTATCGTCAGTCGAATCCGTGAACATAGTTCACGCAGGACTATCGACTCCTCACAAACCACGCCCTTTCAAAGCGGACTTCCACGCAGTCCCTTGCATGTCACACCTAGCCGAGCCAGATTTGTTAGATTGGCATCCCGGCTACGTAAACATATGTTTTAGCTGCGGCCACACCACAACTTCACAGGTCTGCCCAAGGTGCGATCTGTATACGTGGGTCGGCTTAGGAAGTAAACCTGGACCAAGCAACCTCGTGGTCCCTGCTTCAAAAGTTTGGTTGAGAGGACAGAGTTGCAAAATCTGTAGAGATGATTTCCTTCAGTTCCTCTTCAGACCGCCCATTGCAACACTACATAGTCCTGTTATAGTACAAGACCGATACATTAATAACACTAATTTAATACTTAAAGTTCTACCATCTTTGACACCCCATAAGTGTGACGTTCGCTACGGAACGTACCGCACCTGTTTTGACTTATACGTGGCAGCATACAGAACCGACATCCGCTCCTTCTATGTAAGAGAGTCTAACGTACTCTTACGAATAGGAGAGTGGGACAAGGATTCACTACCCATGCGCCACCACTTTAAAGTGATGGGTCAATTCACACAGCACACATTTACAGGGAAAGAGCCCAATCCGCCTTGGCCGATGGGTTCCATTAAAGTTTTGAAGATCAACGAACTCACTAATCCGACGACTGTCTGCTACTGCTTACGCAGTATTTCCCGTTGCCCAGCCCACCAACCCCTGATCGACGACTTAGAGTCACGTCTCTCGAGCTTTACCGCTTACGACTCACACTCTATCACAGTACTGTCATCATCACAGACTTTAGCGATCTCTGCTAACCGGCAGTCCTCATGGCCCCACTACGACAAGTATGGCCTTAACAACGAAAATTTTTCGATGCACGGTTACCTCGAGAGAACTATAGTTGGTGAGAACCTCGACAGAAGTAAAGTCCCAGGAGAATTTAGCTGCAGAGATTGCGAGAAGTCTGTGTGGCAACCCCACGGACGCCACTTTGTGACCGACCTCCCGTCACAATCGCCCGAATCCCCAACGCTATCTAGCAACAGTAAATACGACATAGCATTCACAACAAAATGTGACAGTCGTTCATGCCCACCCATAGACTTCCTTAGACCCGCAACCGATATTCCGACCAGTCAGTTAGCGGACAATTAGATTTAATCAAAGTTGAATGGGGTCGCTACAATGACAAACCCATTGACACCGATATATATCGGCACAGACTGTTGCCCAGTCGAAGGAAAACTAAAACAATCAGGACATCAAGTTTAGCAGGAACTAAAGTGTGAAAAGTATAGCAACACAAGCACTCAGTTTAAATACTTAACGTGCCATACCGTGACCTATGACCACATCATAAAGCCTGCCCCTACCCCCAATGCCGACGCAAACCCGTCTCTTATCGAGAAAATGCGTGATTGGGCAAAACCCGTGTCCTCCCTCCCACTCATTATAATGCGCTTAGATAACTCAAGTTAAATTCAATAATTTCTTGGTCTCCGAAACGAGACAAAACTAACATCTTCAGAAAGCAAATGAATACGCGCCATTTGACCGAAGACCAAGAGCTGGCTCTTGGGGTACAGCTAAGCGCCATAAGTTTAGCCGTGTGTAACAACGATATGTTACTTTGTGCACCAAGTTCCATCACATTAACGAAGAAATTCGTGACCAACCCCAATGGGTTGCGATGGGACTGTTACCAAGGAGACGTGCTACAAAAGTTAATCCTTGCATCCTGGCTACGATTTACCGGACTCCCTCGACCAGATGAACGAGTACTTAAGCAATATACAACGAACGAAAATATGGCAAAGTACCTCCACGACTACTGCTATCCGTTATGGCTCTACACCAGCAACTCTGGTGGTAGTGCTGACAGATTAGGCTCACTCTTTGAATACCTTTTCTGGCATAGCGTAGAATTTCGTGTAAAGTACATGTTCGATGTAATATCAGAACGTTTATCTACACGGACAATAGAAGAAGCCTCATCGAGTCATTAACTTGATTATGGGTAGGACTTGAATCTTGGGAAAGTTCAAGTCGCTACATATGAGAAACTCTTAAAACTATTGCGTTAAAATTTCACGACGAATTCGCCCGACCGGCGACACAACCGACCAACTCGTGTTGTGTAAGGCACCACAAATGGCATCAAAGCTTTGCCACAATAAAGCGCCATCAAACAGGGTAATAACGTTATCACAACGACCCGACCTGGTTGAAAAATTCTAGTTCAACTACCCCAGGTAAAAACGAATCATGGAATTGTATGTCACAAGCATACACACCCAATAGCAATTAAACGATCAAAGTTTAAGTGACTGTAAACCGCATGCGTATGTCCAAAACTCTAATCACTTTGCTAACCACGATATATACTAGACCCTTTACGCACTTTAAGTGCTTCAAAGAAGAAGAAAACTTCATCCGAAATCACAACCCAACCTAATTTAGGTGACCTTTGGTCTACTCAATCAGAAGAACCAGTCCCTATCTTACCGTACCCTACACCCAACCTGACGGTCCCACGACCTAGTGGTTCAAGCTCACACTCATATCTTAGTATGAGAAGCTGACTTACCGCGAACCTGAAAGGTTTCAAGAACATTAACAGTTCGCCTTTGGCAGGAATTGGATAGCTTGGTACAGCTTCGACAATGTCGAGCACACTGGAATAGAAAAGCCTATACGAAATAGACCTCCCCCCCCCCGGGGTATAAGTTTAGTTTCGTTTCTTTTCCTTCTTGTGTCCGATATTCGAAGATTCACTGATAGTTGCTCACTATCAGAAGAACCGAAACTAAGTTTTATTCTATAAAAACC